ATTGTCAGCCACTTCTGGGCTATTCAGATACTAGGCGATTTGTAATACGCAGTTTATACGCCAGGAATAAACTGGAGGTGCAGAGTCAATTTATATTCGCAGACTACCACTATGCGATACTTTTATTATATCACTATATATAGTATGTCAAGGATTTAATACACAATATATTGTGTTATTCTTCTACGATTCCTGTTACTCTACGACCACGCCTAGCAGCACCAGTAGTAGGTGTAAACCCAGATATTTGTTCTGCTTCTAAACGCCTAATCTGTTCTAATTCTTCAGGACTTTGAAATACTGCTGCTTCTGTAAATTCTTCTAAACCAAACTGTTGTTCTGTTTCTATACCTCTTTGTGCTTGTAACTCTTGTAATCTTGGTAGTTCTGATTGTGCTTGTGTAAATAATCTTCTAGCTTCTTGTTGTGATAATCCAGATCGTTGTATTCTTTCAGCTTCTTCTAGTGATATAGTAAACCCTGCTCTTGCTGCTTCTCCACCAATCTGTGCAGTAGTAATTTTACCTGCAACTATATCTTCTCCTACTGTTGGATCTAATGCACCAAGAAAAATTGATTGTTCATCTAAATCTATATCAAAGTTATCTGCGTAAAATTGTTGTACTTCAGGTATGTTTTCTTGTATTCCACGATATACTGCTGCAACTCTTTGTTGAAACTCATTAGCAGATACTTCATTTTCTAATAAATTAACAAACCTATCTTGCAATATGTTTAGTGATGTTGCTCTAGGTATGCCATACTCTGCAAGTGTTCCTATGTAAGAATCCTCTAATGCAAAATAAGTAACTTCATCATATCTAATTTGTCCTCGTTCAGTTTTATTACCAGGAAATATATTGTCATAGTTAGGGTCTTGTCTTGTTTGACTTATAGCTTGTTGTGCATCCCCTGTGTTTTTCCAATAACCAACAAATAACTGTATAAAACTATCAGGTAAACCTGGATATAAAGCTCTAGCTTTTTGTAATAATTCTTCCATTATGAATTAGCTCCTAACTGTGGTGCAATCTGTCCTTGTCCTATACTGCTTTGTAAATCATTTAAGGCTTGGTCTTGTACTCTTTCAATACCTTGATCTATACCTTTTTCTCTAAGTTTTGTATATGCCTTTTCAATATCATTATCTTGTACCATCTTTATAAACCAATCTTGTGTTTCATCTACTTCTTGACCCCACACTTGATTAACTAAGTTTTTATAAGGTTGCACAATATCATTGTAAGTCAAAGTTGGATTTGTGTAATTACCAAACATAGCAAGTCTTTGTTGTTCTAAATAAGATTTAAGTTGTTGTTCTGCATCAGGATCAGACCTTAATTGCCCTGCTTTTTCTGCAATCTCTGTATCACTAGCACTACCAAGAGAAGGACCTAAGTATCTTCTGTATAAATCTCTTACTGTCTTTTCTCCTACAGATAATCTATCAAGAGTTCCTACGCCTACACCTTCTATAAAATTCACCATACTTGTATCTCTTGTGCCAGGTTTATAAGGATCAGCAAGTAAAGCTATTTGTTGGTCTGTATATACTTGTGTCCACATTCCTGTTACTGCTTTATCTGCAACCCAATTAACTAACGCATCAGGTGGACTTGCAATACCATTTGCTTCCATAGCTATCTTTACTTCTATTTGTTTATCTTGTATATCTTGTTCAGCTTGTGCTGGTTGTGTAAGTAAAGTTGTAAGCCAAGTTTTTTGTGCAGTAGTAGATTTTTTATACCAATCAGAACCTTCATACCTTACTTGTGTTTGTTCAGGTGTAAATTGTTCTAATGCTTGTTCTGCTAAAAACTCTATAGCTTCTTGTTGATAGGTGACACCTGTATTAGGATTTATCTCTGTATCTGCTAACCAAGGATTAACTCTTTTACCTGCTTCAAAGTTTTCTGTAAATCTAATAAAAGGGTGTTCAACATCATCAGTAAGTTCATCTGTTCCACCAACAACTATTCCATATTGGTTAAGGTCTTGTTTAGAACCTAATGACACATTGATTTGTGGACTTGCACCTTGTGTTAATATTCCTGCTTCAAATACATCATTGTTTAATACTTCATAAAGCATATAAATAGGATTACCATTGTACAGTTGTCCGTATGCACCAGGTACTTCATAACCTAGAAATAACTCTCCACCTGCTTCTATTAATACTGAATTTTTAGGAATGTTATTAAACTCGTTTAGCTGATCACTAACAACTTGTCCTGTGCCTGTATCATCATCTATAACTTCTTCATCTTCTACGACAACTTCTTCTTCAGGTTTTGTTGTACTCCAACCATCATCTAAAAATGATTGTACATTTCTAAAATCTACAGTTTTTGATTGACCATCTTTGTAAATAGTTATAGTACGCATATCTATTTCTTGTGATTGTTCTAATGGTTCAGGATCTGGGTCGCCTATTGTACCTACGCCAGGGTTAAATCCTTGTCCTGGTGGATTATCAAATTTATATTCGTAACCTGCGTTGCTTTGTCCTCTAGATCCTAATTGACCAATAGCATTATATGCTTGACCTGTAGGAGCAGTTGTAACTGTTGGTGTAGTAGTAACAGTTGGTGTAGTAGTAACAGTTGGTGTAGTAGTTGTTGTATTAGTAGTTTTTGTTTCTTCATCTCCTACAGCATTTCCTATTGTTGCTATTGTTTCTCCTGTAGATATATCAACCATAGAATTTGTGTTTGTATCGTATCTATAAGTTCCATATTTATCTATCCACCAATCACTAAAAACATTTTCATTTGGCTTACCTAAAACTGCATCTATAAATTGATCTGCTGCTCCACCTTGATCTGGCTCTACAATATCGTATAAAGCATTTAAACCTGCACCAAACAATTCTTCAAATATAACTCCTGATGCTCTTACATTCATACCTATTTTTGTTGCTGCAAAATTAACAGCAGCACCTAGTCTTGATGCTAAATTTTCATCAGAGTTCATAATTGTTATAAAAGAATTACCTAGTTGTTTTACAAATCCGTTATATTCTGAAGGTGTTAAAGTATCATTTTTTAACCTGCTATCTATTCTTTTTAATACGCTTTCTAATGTGCTATCTACCTCTCCATACTCAACTGCTAATTTATCTAATTCATAATCTGTTATATCAGCAGGTACAGATGGTCCATCAGTTAATTCACTAAGTATTTCATCTAATGTTTTGGTTTGTGTTGGAGCTGATTGTGTTGGATCAATAGTAAATAATAACCCTTGTTTTACTAAATCATCTTGTGGTTTAGTAAACTCTCTTTTTTTTCCATCTTTGTCATAGTATGTATATGTTTTAGCCATTATTGCATCTCAAGTCTATTGTAATCTGTTTTAGCCATAGCTTTGTTGTAACTGTCTGCTTGTTTTGGAACTTGTGAATTGTATTGTGCTTTAGTGTCCATAGGAAATTTTTTTCTTCCACCTTCACTTACAGCATTAGATACTGCATCTAACACAGTAGCTGCTTCTTTATTAACTATTTCTGTTGCATCAACAGGTGTAGTATAAAATGTTGGTTGTTGTTCTTCTGCTCTAAACAATTTCATATCTTCTTTAGGTTTTTGCTCTTTGTAATTCTGCATAGTTTTATTAACATACTGTTCTATAGTTGTACCTGTAGAATCTTTAATGTTTTTTATAGAATCAAATCCATTTTTTAAACCTTTAAATGCCGTATCTCTACCTGCAAAATGTGCGACTGCTGCAAATTCCCAAGAACCCAAATCATTATAATTTCTGTTAAACCAATATAAAGCTACTGCATCTTGTGCTGCTGGATCTTTTATGTCTGCACCAGGATAACCTGCTTCTGTTGAATACCAATCCCACCATTTAGGAACAAATTGATATGCACCATAAGCACCTGTTTCAGAATTGCCTTGTGTGTAATCTATTTTTCCACCACCTTCAGTAAGTGCTATTGAAATTCTAAATGCTTCTAATTCGTTAGATGATGACATACTATCTCCTTGTACCGAGAATAGTACCAAGCATATTGCGACCAGTTGTTTGTATATCAGCATTAGCTCCTAATCTCTCTTTCTCTTTTGCAATTAAATTGTTAAAGTTTTCGTATAACCTACCTGTAGGAGATACTTCTTGTAAACCTGTTTCTGATACTACATCTTGTAAACTTTTACTTCCTATATTTCCTGCTTCTAGTTCTTCAACAGTAGGTCCTAAAGCTAATTCTGCTAACTCTGATTGTTGTTGTGATTGTAAAGAAGCATCATTATAAAACTGTTCTGCTAATAATTTTAATTCATAACCTTTAGGTTGTCTGTTTAATTGTTGTGTAAATAAATTATTAATTCTTGTTGATACTTCTGCATAATCAGGTGGTAAATATACAGATACCTCTTCTCCACTTGGTAATGGTTCATTTTGATATAAAAGTAATGATTCATTCCAAGCAGTAGATTTCTCTCCTGATTTAACACCTATTCTATTTTGTCTGCCTAATACTAATCTCATAGCACTAGCAGTTGCTTTGTCAAAATCACCAGGTGTAAAGTTACCTCTAGCTAACAAACCACCTTGTATTAATCTAGCTTGTAATGAATATAAGTCCTCTGTGGGTAAGTTAGCAAAGATATTATATTCATCACCCTCTTTGTAAAAATCTGTATCAGCAGGATTTCTAGGAGTGTAATCACTAGGTAATCCACCAATAATAGAATCCTCTGTACCAAAACCAAATAAACCTGTAATATCTCCTAATGGATCAGCACTAGCATCTAATCCTGAACTTATTAAAGCACTATTTACTTTTGCTGAAGCTATTCCTTTTGATATAGCATAATTTTGTACATCATCAGTTGTACCCATTAACTTCATTTGTTGTATATCTTCTTCAGTTAATATAGGATTTTGACCTGCTAGTGTGTCTTGCTCAACTATTGCTTGTACTAATCTATCTACATCATTCATTTACATACCTAATAATTCTTGGTCTGATACTTCTTCCCTCAATTCATTTTCCAAAATACTGTTGTATAAAGGTCCAAACTCAGGGTACTCTAATATTAGTTTAGTCGCTAAATTCCGTAAGTATTGTCTTGCTTTTACTAATTCTCTATTTGTTCTAATAGAACTTGGAGCATATCCTCTGTTAATAGCTTCTGCAACAATCTTGTCATATGCTTGTCTGTATTTACCATAGGCTATAGCAGCATTGTTATCTTGTAATTTATCTATAGGTGTGTAATCAGATGTAATCCAACCATCTTTAAAACTAGAAGTACGATCTGGTAAATATGTTTGTCCACCCATTTCTTGTAATAAAAAGTCTGTATTAGGTTTATCTACTTCAAATCCTGCATCTTGTCCATAACCCCAATACTGTTGCATTAATTGTGATTGCTTTGTCCATTTAAGTAGTTGTGCAGTTTTAGTGTTTGTGTTCATAAGTGTTGTACCACCTACTGTTGTATTACGCAAAAAGTTTTCATAAGCAATAGAACCTAACAATCTATTTTTTGCTAATACCCATTGTTCTGGAGTTCTTGGTGCAAGTGTACCTTCTTCTAAAGCGTTAAGGTAAGCATCATAACTAAACTCATTGTCTATATCAGTAGGTGTTAAATAAAATGCAGTAGAACCAAAATCATCATAAAGTTCTTTATTATCTCTTGCCCAATCTGCACTAAATACTGTAACTGGTCTAGCTACTATTGCTCTTGATTTTGATGTAAGCATAGCAGTTGGATCAAGTCCAAACTCTTGTACAAATCTCTGTGTTGCTTCATAATCATCTCCATCAGCAGCAGCTTTGTAATCTCTGTATGTATCTGCTAATGATTCAACAAACAATGCTGATCCTGATTTATCTGTAACAGTCCAAAGTGGTGATGCAGCACCTGTTGGACCTATAAGTTGTGAAGCTCCTCTAATAACAAATATTTTCTGTGCGTAACTTGTTGCTAACTCTAAACCTTGTTCTGCACCTTGTGGTGTACTGTCATCTATAGCACCTGCATATATCAATGCTTTGTAAGTATCAATAACTGTATTGTTAAATAATCTATTTAATTCAGGACTACTTGTGCCACCTGCTTTATATGCTTGATAAAACTTTTTTAACCAAGCAGGAAATGGTGCAGCACCCTCAATAAAACTATTTGGTGGTGCAAAGTCGCCAAACAATATTTGATTTATAGCACCTTCTTCAGGAAAGTTTTTTCTTAAATAACTAGCAGGTACTCTGATAATAGGCCCTATACCTGGCATAATATCTGCTACTAAGTTTACAGATGATACATAGACAGGGAATGAAGCATCAACGCCTGTGTCTTGTAATTCAGGAAACATCCATTTTTGTATAAGACCTGTACCTGGATATGCAAATACTTCTTCTCCGTTTACAGGGTTTGTATAAAAGAAACCTCTTTGACCTGTAGGATCAGCTAATGGGTTAGGTTCACTACCACTTTGCACTAGCTTATTAAGATTTACTAAGTTCTTACCACCTGCTTTATTTGTAATGTCTGACCAAGTTTTAAATATTTCTAAGTATGCTTCTAAGAAAGGAAATGCAAATCTAAGTGAATCTCCTACAACAGTTCGTTCTGATATATCATAAAGTAATTTTTTAGTCTGTGTTAAAGCATCCGAAGCAATCATCTTGTCATAAATTTGTACATCTGTAATAGCTTCTTTAGGTGATGAAAAACCTGATTTATTTATTTTTTTAAGATAACCATTAAGTATTGGATCAAATTTTGTAAATTCTTTTAATGATGTATTAGCAATATTAATCATTTCATCTCTAGCATCTTTGCCTAAAAACTCTATAGTTTCTGATACACGCTTCCAATATAATCTTCTAAAAGCAGGTGATCTGGACAACTTGTTTGTTTGTAGTGACATTAATACTTGAAAAGCGTTGTTAATTGTTTTTTCGTACAATCCTTCTACTTTAAATGTTGGATCAACAAATCCTCTAGTTATACTAGGTAGTTCATCATAGTATGTACCAATAAAAGAATTTACTAAATCATCTTGTGCTTCTTTAAATAAAGGTGCAACAATTTTTAAATCTTCATCTGTTATTTTTCCTTTAATATAATCATCTGCTAATTGTTCAAAATCTTTATCACCTATTTTCTTTTTAACTTTTTCTGCTTTAGCTTTATTTTTAGCAATAGCAGCAGTTGCAAAGAAATCCATTGATTTTCCTTCTTTAGTAACAAACTTACCTTTATTAGCAACCATTTCTAATAATTGTTGATTACCTAAATCTTGTACCCAATTTAAAGCACTTGTAGATTCATCTGCTAAAACTTTACCACCAAGTCCTTGGTTAAGATTAGCTCTTAAATAATAAACATACTCTAATGCAACTTCATCAGATATTAATGCTTTATGAAAAGGGTGTGATTCTTCTCCTACTACTTTTGATAATCTTTCTTTTAAATTTCCGTTTTTTAATCTATCTGCAAGTTTTCTATATTCATCTTGTTTTTGTAAAGGTGTTAAAGCAGATGCTTCTATTTTTGCTAAATCAACAACTGCATCATCATTAATCATTTGATATATAGTTCTTATAACAGCAGGGTTGTAATCTGTTTCTCCTTTACCAACTGTTCTCCATCTACCAGGATTAACTACTTTTCTTCTCATAGTTCTAACATTGTTTAATCCTGTCAAGGCATCATTGTGTGCTAGATCTGATGCAAAAGAACCACCTGCTGCTTCACCTGGCAACAATGGATCAACACCTTTTCTTAACTTACCACCATCTTCTGCACCAACAGAACGACCAAACATTCTAGCTACTATTTGTATAGGTGCTAATGGTGCAAAAGATAAACCTCTTGATACAAGTCGTAACTGTTCTTCACCAATAACTTTTACTGTCCAAGCTGGTTTTAACAATGCAAGTGGTTTGAAAATGTCAGAGTTATACCAATCTAAAAATTGTATAAAAGATTCTGATTTTTCTCCACCAATTTTATCTACAAGTTTTGTTAAATTTCCTCTTTTTAATTTATCACTCATTTGATTTGCTGCTTTAATAACTTTATTAAGTTCAGGTAAATAAACTGTATTGTTTATTTGTGTACTAAATATTGCTCTTGATACTGTGTTTGCAGTTTCAGCATCAACACCATTTGCTCTTAAAACTTCGTTAATAGGAAATTTATTACCTTGTCCATCAATACCATAAACACCTTTATTCATATCAGCAGCAATATCTGCATCATCAGAAAACTGCCTAGATATTTTTGTTGCTTGTTTTGCAACAGATTCTTTCACACCTGAATCTATAAGAACTTTATAAAAATCTTGTTCTAGCCAATCAGCTACAACTTTATTAAGACTTGCACCTATATCTCCACCTTTGCTATAAGCATCTATAGAATTATTTAATAATTTATTAGCAAGACTTGTTCCTTCTTCTGATTGTTTTAAAAATGCTTTAGATTGCAAACTAAACCTATATAAATTTTTAAGAGCATCAGCAGGGTCATTAGCATCTATTAATCTTCCAAATGATGGTGCAAAATATAATTGCATAGCTTTTTGTAATCCGTTACCACGAATAACTTGTGGTACATACATATTTGTAGCATCTATTAATCTTGCTGATCCTTTTCCTTCTGCTTTATCTAAACCATCTTTTATAACTTTTCCTGACAAAAATTCATCTAAAACACTTTCTGCTCTTTTGTCATAAGAAGTCAAATTGTTGTCTGCAATAGTTTTTTTAAGATCAGCAAAAAATCCTGCATCTGTAATAGATTGTTTTGTACGAGTTATTATTTCAAAAGGATTGTCTGCATTTTCAAATAATAACTTTTTAAACTCTTTGCCTTTACTTCCTGCAAGATATTGTTGTAAGGTTGGTCCGTGAAATGTACTTCTTATGCCTCTAGTAATTACACCTGCATCATCTAATACTTCTGCTGCTTGAAACATCCTACTTGCTTGTCGTGCTTGACCTATACCAAGCGTTGCCCAGTTTTCAGGAGATGCTAATTGAAAACCGAAGTCTAATGCACCTGTACCAAATTGAGCTTGTTTAGTTCCAGGTTCATATAATTCATATAAACCTAATTCTTGAAACACTTTTCTACCTGGAGATACTGAAGGATTTAATCCTGCATTTTTAAATTGTTCTCCTAGCTCACCTTGAAACTGTACAATATTTTCTGCTGTTTCTCTTGATTCTACATCTATTTGAGTTCCAAGTACATTATCTAAAACATATTGTCTTGCTTGTATAGGATCAGTACCTGCTGCAACTAATCTTTTGTATTCATCAGTATCAGAAGGGTCAGTAGATAGTTTTAACCATCCTCTACCCATATCAAAATTTTCTCCAGATCTTATAGCTTCTAACATTTTAGGAGTTCTAAGTGTTCCTTTAATAGCTTGTTTATAAGCATCACTAAATGACATATCAGGGTTTTGATCTTGTAATTCTTCTGCTCTAGCTAAAGCAGGAAATATAGCTTCGTATATATCTACAAAACCTGTTACTGCACCTCTTACAGTTGGTTTTAAAATATTATCTATAGGACTATTAATAACTTGAAAAAATCTATTATTTCTCACTTGATTTGCTAATGGGTTTTCACTAACAAATCTTTTAATATTATTAAATTTACTTTCTGCTTGTAACTCTACTTTTTTGGCTATATCTGTTAAAGCGTTATTATCAAAACCTAAACCCATTTTTGCAGCAGCAGCCACAACACTTCCTGGTAAATTAGGATAAGCATTAGCTATTTGTGCAGCTCTATTAGCTTCTTCTTGTGATACTACAGGAGATACATTTTCTTTTGTTGCGAAGTTTTGTTGATATTGGTCATCAAATAAATCATCATCAAATCCAAAATTTTTAATTGCCATTAGTCAAAATCCACCAACTGTAATAATGAAGTATCACCTGTCATAGCATACATTTGATATAACAAATCATTTACATTTTGTTGTGGTGGTTGAGCAGGACCTACACCAGGACCAAAGTCTAATCCTGCTGTAACAGGTTCTGTTGGTCTTTGTGTTGCACCAAATACATCTACATTAGGCATTGGTCTAGCTGATCTTGGTTGTGCTTGTGGAGTACTGTCTTTTGGTAATGGTGCAGCTTGTTGTTGCTCTGTTAATGCTTTTTGTTCACCATAATCTACACCAGGTATTCTACGAACTGCCTGTGTTGTATCGCTATAATTTCTTGCTGGTGGTGGTACATTTAAAGCTCGTTTATCTGTACCTTTATTACTAGAACTCCTCGTTGCCATCTTGCTCCTCATCATCATCAAAAAACATAAAAGTAGAACTTATAATCATATAACCAAAAGGAAAAGCAAGTGGTGGCATTTGATCTCTAAACATTCTTGGTTGTAGTACTTCTTCATCTAGCAATATGTCATCACATTTTTCATCAACATCATAAAGTGAGTTATGTACTATTTCTGCAAATTCATTATTAACTGACATTATCCACCCATACCTTGCAATAGTTGTGCTATGCCTGGTGGTGGACCTTGTGGTGGCAAAGTCTGTCCACCAAGCAATTCTTGTTCTGCTGTTGGTATCTCTGGCTCTTCTGCTGTAAAGAACTTATCTAAGATATTTTGCATATCATCAGGATTCTTTCTTATCTGCACAACAGCCATAGTTGCTTTAGCATCACCCTGTTGGGCTTGTGCTAGTAATGTATCAAACAATACACTATCAGCTTTTTCTTTTGTAATTCTATCGTTTACTCTTACCAAGTTATCTAAACCATCTAGGTTCTCTTGTAAAGTTTGTCTATCAATAATACCTGCTTGAAGTAATTGCAACCCTGTTACAATTTTCTGTGGTTCATCATATCCAGCCATAGCTCCATACACTCTGCGTGTTTTAAAACTACTTGCTATATCTTTTGTTGGTTCGTAAGTTTCAGAGTAAAAAGTATTATCCATATATCCTGATAATGGTTTAGTCTGTCCACCATACATTTTCTGATCCCACTCTAATCTTTTAGTGTCAATCATTTCTATAGCATCTGACATAACTGTGTGATACTCTCTAATCATAAGTGACATAGATGCACCTAGTTCTTCCAATCCTCTACCTGTTGCGAAACTAAGTGGTGATTGTGAATCATCAGATACAGGATAAGAACCACCAACACGAAGTTGTCTTTCTATTCTGTCTATCTGTTGAAATATCTGATAAGGAACATTAGATGCTGGTTTAGAAACTTGTGTACCAGGAGCAAGATAATTAACTGCAAATCTACCTTTTCTGTATTGTCCAGATTCTATCTCTCCTGATATGTTAGTTTCAGTAAATACTGCATCTTCCATAGCTATTATTGACATCACATTAATCTTTGCCATAGAAGCCATAAGTCCTATGATTTGGTCATACTGTCCTTGTAATCTGTCAAATGCAAATTTCTTTGCAACAACAAACGCAGGACCACTATCTAGTGGATTTGGTATGAAGTCAAGAATAGTTGCAGAGGTCATATGGAAAATATAAGTTCCTTCTTCGTTGTAATACTCTGCTATTAAGTCGCCTTCTCCATTTGAGTTTGCCCAACTACCATTGTAAGAATCTGTGTAAGCAGAAGCATACGCATTACCAATACCTAATGTGTTAGTTGCATACGCATCTTTTGACATAATTTTTTCTGCAAACTTAGGATAAACTTTTGCAAGTGATTCTTTAGGTACTCTACGAATAATAGCCATTTCTTTTGGTTGTTGGTCTGCACCAAAGTAACCAGGAAAACAGTTGTATGGGTCACGAAGTTCTGCACAAGGATAAGGTGTTCCGTTAGCATCTTTCTTTTCTCTAATTACCCATACAGCAAAACCATAACCAGGTAGCCATCTACCTACTTGTGGCATTTGTAAATCTAATTTCTGTACCTCATCATAAGCATTTACTATTCTGCCTATCTTTTCTGCTTTCTGTCTTGCTCTATCAGAATCTTTACCATTAGGTACATCTACTTTTAAGTTTGGAATACGACCTATTTTCTGTGATAAGTGTTCTAATCCTGACATCATTAAGTTAGGTACAGGTATTTGAAAGTCTTGAAAACCTTTTAGTTGATCGCCCAATAAAGCCATAATACCATCAGGTCCACCATTCATAATTGCACGAATACGACCTCTAGTAGAATACGCACTCTGATTATCAAAGTGTAACTGTGTAATTTGATATTGTAATTCTTCTGGTTTCATTTTATCCCCAAGGGCTTTCGTTCATATCGCTTATATTCCATTCTCCAAAACTTGGCTTATAATCTAATCCTACCTCAGCTAATCTTTCTTTTTGCAATCTTCTTATAACTCTCATTGGAAACCAAGAAGCCATAACAACATCACTCTTATTATTTCTTCCAGATTGCTTACTAGCACCTGTAGAAAAATAAATTAATTGCCTACGATATATATTACTCTTAGTTTCACTTTCTGCACTACCATAAGGCAAACTTATTAGTTCCTCTTTAAATAATTCTCTCATACTTCCTACACCAAAGATAGGATCAAACTTGTTTTTCTGTGTCTGATGTCCTTCTAAGTAAATACCCATTCTTGCACAATACTCTTTTAAATCTTTGTCTTGTCGTATTGCTCTCTGAAATCCATTCTCCTCTATAACCCAATGTGCAAGTCCATACTTCTCATACCATTTCTTTATAGTTTCTTTAGCCTGTATAATTCCACCACCCTTTTCGTTTTCAATATCTACCATATACATTTTTCCTGTATCAGTATTTACTGCCCATAAGAAACAAGCCTGAAAACCTGTAGAAGCAGGGTCAAGTCCTGCAATCAATCTTGTATTAGCTGGTAAGTGTCCTATAGTTCTATTTACATCTCTGCACATATCTACTTCCTCAACATCAAACATTGTTATTCCATCAACAAATGCTTTGTTAAGATACACCATTTCAAAGATAGCTTTACCACCTGTAGTTTCAGCAGCTTGTAAACGAGATAACAACCACTTGTAAGTACGCTTGGTTTTCCATAACATACAATCTGTATGTATAGTTACATCATTTTCTGGAAGTACACACTCTGTGCTATGTGCTTCCTCTACTATCTTTTCCATTTGTGGGTTTTCTAAAAGAAAGTTATATAAATCTTCAGGGTGCTGTCTTGAACCTATAACAACAATAGCTGTATGTTCCTCTTTACGAGATGACAAAGTAGTTGTCCACCATTGTCTTGTTTGTTCTCTAGCACTAGGTTGTATTGTTGTGCCGTGGTCCTCAATGTCATCTGCAATAATTAAGTCACAGTCACGAGATAGTATTTTTCCACCTTTACCTACAGCAACCATAGTAGGTGATTTAATACCAGTTACAGTTCTGTTAGCTACAGTAAACTGTCCTGATGTCCAAGATTTACCTGACCTGCTTTTTGGTTTAAATGTTTTACCAGGTCCACAGAAATCCTCTATAAGTTTTTCGTTATGTTCTAAGTGATCTACTACAGCACCTACTGCATTCTTTGCTATCTCCTCGTTACCACCAACCCACATAATTCTTACATTTGTATTTTTACATATCTGCCATATAGCAAAGTGTGTAAGTAAGTCTGTTTTTCCGTGTCGTGGTGGTGATAGAATCATTTGTTCTCCACCTTCATCTATAGCTTTAAGTATTGATTTAATCCATCTCTGATGAAAGTCTGCTGTTTCGTATGGATCGCCTGTTTCTGTCTGAAAGTATCTATCTCTAAAATCCTCAAACTTACCTAATGACTTAATAGCTTCATCAGGTGTAGACCATTCTTTTTGTAATTCTAAATTTTCTTTATCTACTAAGTATGCTTCGTGCATCTTAGTTACAACTGATTTGTTTACTCCGTATATATCAGCTACAGCAGTCTTAGCAATTAAGTCTTGTTCTACTTCTGCTGCAAAGTTTTCTATATAGTCCTGATAATACTCTCCACGAGTAACAGTCATCTGTGTTGTAAATTCTTTTTTCTTTTTATCTTTAGATCGTTTATGTTGTGCTTTACGACTGCATTGAACAGTACAATATTTTTTATTGTTATGTTTAGCTGTAAACTTTTTCTCACAACCTGGATTGGCACATACTTTTCGTTCTGCCATTATTGTTTCTTTGGAAGTCTTTTTATCTTTCCATTTTCTGTTCTAGCAAACCTGTGTGTTTTGGTTTCTCTACTAGGAATAAGAGTTCCATAATATCTTTTTCCACCATACATCCAACTTACTCTTGCCATAATACTCTCCTTACCAAGCTCTACACGACCAATATCGTGCAGTAGTTTTATCTTTAGCAGTACTACATTTGTGTCTAGCACGAAATGAAGCTCTAGCCTCTGGATTGTTTTTTCTTATTTTCATATTGGGATCGCCAAACATTACTTTCTTGACTTTCCCATTACTCATTACAAAGACTTTTGACTTCTTGCGACCATAACCTGGTTCACCTTTCCTTATAGGACTAGGTGAATTTAGTTTTACCTTCATTCCACGCCACTCAGCCATTATCTTCTCTTTTTTCTACCTTTGTTTTTTTTCATACCTTTTTTATATGAATATTCTTTACCAGGCATTTTCTTTCTCCTAACTATACTATATCTTGTATGAGTGATTATATAAAAGGAAATAAATATCCTAATTACAAACCCTCTACTT